CGCCCATCGGCTAGTGGCCGCCGCACATCCGACCGACCAGCGGTCGCCTGGAGCCGACGAACGGTCGGCTCGGGCCTTGACACGCCCGCAAAAATTATGGTATAATTTTTGGCGCCATGGCTATAAATTTTATAATCTATAGCCATAACGTGGAACAGTGTTCCACGTGAAACCTATGCCAAATCGAATTCCTCAGGTAAACTGTTATATTCTTTATAAAGGCTATCGTACATTCTAGTAACCCAACCTATATCGTTCCAATCGCTAACCGTTCCAAAATCTGGACGATAGCCGTATATATCAAAATACAGATCGCAAAATTTGTCTTGCATTGCCCAAAGTTGCATAGCCGTTACATTTTTCATATCAATGTCCTTGTTTGCTTGGAACATAAACACCCCTAATGTTAAAGTAATCACAAACTGCTTTAAGATATGCTACATTATCCTCATAAAATACAGCGTCATTAAAATGATAACCTAAATTGCTATACAATTTGAAAATCCGTTTTAGTCCTTCAATCTTGAGAGTAGCACCAGAACGGTTATCGTTTTCATTACGGCTAACGATATGGTCAGGTGTACCTAGTCTGCTATAAATAAATGCACGATCAGGGTTCCGCAGAATACGGGCAGTAGCAATAACGACAATACAGTTGGGATCATCGAGATCATTTTTATATTGTTCTGCAAGTGGTAACAAACTATCCTCAAGTGCGCGATATTCATTAGCACGCCAGTAATCGAGGTCAATGCGCTCAATACCGTTATCAACAATGGTACGATACCTGTGCATACTGCAAACGATTGTGCCATCCATGTCATAGATTGCTATCCTTTTCATAACCGCTGTTCCTTGTTAGTTACTATGCTTTGCATTATACACGTTTTTTGGTTTAGGTGCAAAATTTGCCCGCCGTCTGTCCTAGTATAACCAGCCACACATCAGCCGACTAGCGGTCGATCCTACCCGACAAACGGCGGCCATGGGGCTTGACACGGTTGCCAAAATTATAGTATAATTTTGGCGCGTCAGCGCTCTAAGTTCTATAACCTAGAGCAGTGTTTCACGTGAAACTGTATCGTGATAAAAACCATAGCATGCCCATAACGTACAGCCACAGCATCATAGTAATAATGTTTCTATAATTCATATCGTTATAGTAGGGGCTTGCGCCCCTACCCCTTGCTAGTCGGCAGATTGCCTGATAAAATCGCTGATTGCACGCAGTGCGCTCTTGTTAGCCTTCGTTAACGATTCTATATCGTTCTCTGAGAGCTTGAGAGCTGCGCCGATAAAATCGGCGTGGACGTCTTTTTTGATTGGGCTTTCGCCGCTCTTGGTTTTATATTCTTTAGCGATATAAACCTTTTCACGGCTGAGCTTCGCTACAATTGAGCGAACAGTCTTGCCCATAGTCTGGGCAATTTGCTCAACCGTAACACCGGCCTGATAGTCGGCCACAATCTGAGCAGTCTGCTCAGGGGTATAGTTCGGGGCTTTGGCTGTTGCCATTTTCGCTACTCCGTAGTGGTTGAAAGAAACTCTAGTATAGGCCAATCGAGTAGCAGTGTCTACTACCATTCGTCAGCCGACAGGCGGTCGTTGACAAACTGCTAGATTTATGACATAATAGGGGCGGTTATTAGACGTTATATTTCTTATAGCCGTGGGGCCCCCGCTCACGGCCTATCATTAAAATTTTTTCAAAAAGGCTAAGGTGCCAAAATCTACACTTGACCCTAAACCTAACCCCATGCTATAATCATAAAAATTGGAGCAACCATGACTACACACCTACCAGCCGAAACCATACAAATCTCACCAGAAGCACTGGAAGTAGCAAATGCTTACCTGCAACTCAATGACAGTAAAGCTGTAGCCAACGAGCTAGACCTACATCCAGACCAGGTAGCACAAATCTTAGGCCGCCGCGAGGTCAAGCAGTATATAGATCAAGTATTCTTTGACATGGGCTACAACAACCGATTTTTAATGCGTCAAGCAATGGATGCACTAATCAAGCAAAAGTTTCAGGAGTTGGAAGAGGCGGGTGTTGGATCTAGCAAAGATATTGCAGACCTCCTACACCTGTCGCATAAGATGAGCATGGACCTCCTAGACAAACAACTGCAGCTAGAAAAGCTGCGACAAGGTACACCTGGCCCACAAAAGCAGGTGAACGTGCAGATCAACGATACCGATGGCAGCAAGTATTCGCAGCTTATACACAAGCTGGTGTCGGGAGACGGCATCTAATGTTAGTAGTAAGCCGTAGTAATGTAGAGTGTGACCATATAGTAGAGTTTGATCCAGCACAAAGGTTTATCAAACTGCCCATTGACAACTACTTACGCCTCTTAAACCTATACGATACAATCAACCGTCCACAAATTGCACTAATCAATGCGGTCAACGATCCACAGTACAGGTTTATATGTGCTGCACTTGCCAGGCGATTGGGCAAAACATACATAGCCAATGTTATAGGTCAACTGGTTACACTAGTACCCAACTGTAATGTACTTATCATTAGCCCTAACTATAACCTCTCAGCAATCAGTTTTGAGCTGCAGCGTAGACTAATCAAGCATTTTGATCTGGAAGTAACTCGTGATAACCTCAAGGATAAAATTATTGAGCTCAGTAATGGCAGCACAATACGTATGGGGTCTATTAGCACAGTGGATAGTACCGTAGGTCGCAGCTATGACCTTATAATTTTCGACGAAGCTGCCCTTAGTGAGCATGGTGAGGACGCTTTTAACATTGCCTTACGCCCTACACTAGACAAACCATCAGCAAAAGCCATATTTATTAGCACACCACGTGGTAAAAACAACTGGTTTTCAAAGTTTTGGTCGCGCGGATTTGACCCTAACTTTCCAGAGTGGGTGAGTTTGCAGGCAGATTATTCGGAGAATAGCCGCATGGCACAGTCGGATGTTGAAGAAGCACGTAGATCCATGTCGAAGTCGGAGTTTGAGCAGGAGTATATGGCAAGTTTTACTAGCTATCTAGGTCAAATCTATGAAGGTTTTAAGCCTGAGTATATCTTGGCGGAGTTACCAGATCTACGCGGCGAAACAATTGCAGGCCTAGATCCTGGTTACAAAGATGAAACAGCTTGGGTAACCATTACCTATGACTATAATACCGATTGTTTCTATGCTGTACAGGATTATTGTGAGTCGGAGCGTACTACTAGGGAGCATGCAGAGCATTTTAGGCGTTTTATTGACAATTATAGTGTAGAAAGCGTATTTATTGATAGTGCAGCAGCACAATTTGCTGCTGACCTAGCCTACAACTACGATATTGCTACCACACGTGCTAAAAAAGATGTACTACCAGGCATTGCCTATGTGCAAACCCTGGTCCAGCAGGGTAGATTTAAGGTACATCGCGATTGCCATCACGTTTTAGCCATGCTAGATCAGTACCAGTGGGACGATCGTGAGGGTTTGGCACGTGAGCGGCCCAAGCACAATAAATATAGTCACATGGCTGATGCTGTTAGATATGCGCTGTACAGTTATATAGTATAGCAGTTAAAATTTAGGGTTGCACTAGTGCTACCCTTTAGTATATAATTACACAATTAACATGGCAAAAAATACAAACAACCGTATTGCTGTTAAATGGGTTAGGGACAAAGCCAAGGCTGCCTACCAAAAACAATCTAGTTGCTACATCTGCGGCGGTACCAATGACCTAGAGCTGCATCACCTACACAGTATAACCAATTTACTGTATAGCTGGGCAGATCAACATGGTTATAGTATTGATACAGATGAGGGAATCCTAGCTGTTCGTGATGATTTTATCACTGAGCACTATCATGAGTTATATGAACTGGTTTACACACTCTGTAATCGCCATCATGTAATGCTGCATAGTGTTTATGGTAAAATTCCTAGTATCAGCAGTGTACCTAAACAGCGCACCTGGATTGAAACGCAGAAAGCTAAAGTAGCTGGCGCGGTGGTAGAGAAGAGGGAGGGATTCTTTAGCCGTTTTACCTAGGAGTGGGTATGAGCAGAATGGAAAGATTACGTGAGTGGGTAGTTGAAAAACTAAATCCCGCTCAACAGCGCATTAGTGAAGCGGAGGGTAGTAGTGTAGGCAGTACACAACCCATCAGCTATAGATTCTACTTTCGTGATATAGACTGTGTAAACACTAGTGTTAACAAGGTAGTTGCCGCTTGCGCTAGCCTTGACTACGATATAAAAGACAAGCAACATGAAGGTGTAGTAGCTGGACTACGTCAAAAGACACTAAACACACTACTTAACTTTAGACCAAATCCCTATCAATCGGCACAGGAGTTTCGCCGCAGCCTATTTACAGATTTCCTATTAGACGGCAATGCCTTTGTGCATTTTGATGGTACGTTTATGTATCACCTGCCAGCAGAAAATGTAGAGATCTTAACTGATAGTAAAACGTTTATTAGTGGCTATAAGTATAATGGCGAAATAATCTTTCGCGAGTCGGAGGTCTTCTACTTTCGTGATGTGAATTCGGAGAGTATCTATCGCGGGCAGAGCAGGTTATCAGCTGCACGTCAGAGTATAGATACACTATGGAACATGCACGAGTTTCAGCAAAACTTCTTTAAAAATGGTGCTATCTTTGGCATGGCACTAACCACAGAAAATACACTATCGCAAGCTGCTAAGGAAAAAACCTATCAGTACTGGGCACAGCGATATAATCCGCGCAGTGGTGGGCGTCGACCAATTATCTTAGATAGTGGATTGAAGCCTGTTAAATTGCAGGACAATGACTTTCAAGACCTAGACTTTGACAAAGCTATTGCACGCCACAGCGAGCGCGTAATGACAACTATAGGTGTACCGCCTATATTATTGAGTGGTGGTAACAATGCTAACATTGCCCCTAATCTTAAACTATTTTACCTGGAAACTGTACTGCCAATCGTTAGGTTATATGTTTCCGCAGTGGAAAGATATTTTGGATATGACGTGGCAGAAGTAACTAATAACGTTAGTGCACTACAGCCAGAATTAAAAGACGTAGCAGCTTATCATAGCACACTAGTTAACGGCGGCGTTATAACTCCTAACGAAGCCAGAATAGAATTACGGTATCCAACTATAGCTGTAAATGATACCCTAAGAATAC